TATGCCAATCGTAGCATCAAGAGGGGGCACATATACGCCAGCCCCAGAAGGGAATCACGACGCAGTGTTCTGCGACGTAGAGGATCTCGGCGTAATAGAAACGCAGTACGGAAAGAAGCATCAGATCCGCCTAGTATGGCAGATCGCTGAAAAGATGGAGGACGGGCGGCCGTTCACCATTGGCCGGCGTTACGGACTGAGCCTGCATGAGAAAGCGGCTCTCTTCAAAGACTTGAAGTCTTACGCCAAAAAGGCGCCACCGCAGAATCTGGATCTGGAAACCTTAATCGGTAAGCCGTGCCAGATCCTCGTGACTCATGCGGAGCGTGATGGATCAACGTACGCCAACGTGCAGGCCGTCCTGCCCGCGGGCGCAAACAAAGTGAAAGTCGACAAAGACTTCGTTCGGAAATGCAATCGTCCGAGCGCACCGAAACCAGCCGTCGTCGAGTTAGATGCCGACGGTGCACCTATGCCGTTCTGAGCATTTGGCCGGGGTGGGCAATCCCCACCCTGGCCAGAAAGAATACCAATATGGAAATCCTAACTTTGATAGTTCAAATCGTATTCCCAACCACAGCGGTCGTACTGGCTTTCTTAACCATGCGACTTATGAAGGACTGGCAATAATGGCTGCGCTAATTGCAACGGCGCAGGCTGAAAACTCGCACTACTACACCCGTCTAGGTGAGCCGGTGCACGGCACACTGCGAGAAGCCAGAAAGGTGAATGCTTTGCCGAGCGTGACTAACGGCATGAGCATTTTGGCAAAGCCTGGGCTAATTTATTATTTGCAAGAGACCGCCATTCTGTCGGCAATTTCTCTGCCAAAAGAAGAAAATGAAATTGAGAGTGATTTTGTTAAAAGGGTAGTCCTAGACACACGCAAAGAAGTTGAAGCAGCAGCAGAGCGGGGAACATACACACACAGCCTCTGCGAAATCCTTGCAGACGGAGGGGATAGGCCAGCAGACCTCCGTAAAGAATTTGAGCCACATTGGAAAAGCCTTTCGTACTGGTTTTCTAAAGTTGATAAAATCCATTCATCCGAACAAGTGCTAGTAAATGAAGAGGTTGGATACGCGGGGCGAGTGGATTTGATTGCAGAGATTGTAACTACAGACGGGCCACGGGTTGAGGTGATAGATTTCAAGACCCGAAAATTTAAGAAAGACAAAAAAGGCAACGGAAAAGCCGACAGCTATAGCACAGATCTTTACCAGTTGGCGGCCTACTGTTTTGCCCACTTCGACGAACCAACATGGTGCCGTAACGTATATATCGAGCCAGTGACGGGAGAGATTAGCGAGAAAGAGTGGAGTCCAGAGGAAGTCGAGGCCGCATTTGAAGTGTTTAAGGCCATCTGCGTGATTTGGCAGGCCGAGAAAAAATACAATCCAACGGCTGAATCAAAATGATTGAGATTCTACCCGAACAATCCACCCACGAGCAGTTACTCAACCGCGTGCGATCGCTTGCCCGGCAGTTGGCGGAGGCCAAGGCAGCGCTGGCGGCTAGCGAGGCACGCGAGAACGATCTGATCGATCGCATAAGGAGCGGGCTATGAGGATGCTGCTTTCGTTCATCGCCCTATTGGGATTCACAACAACAAAGCTAGGCAACGCACTCATCGACTTGCGCCCGATCGCTAAGAAGATCGACGTTAAGAAAATCAAAGTGCGAATTACCGGCTACTGGCCGGGCGAGGACGAGTGGAGCAGCCGCTACCAATCGAGCACCGGCACACGCCTGCGGGCTGGCCGTCACTGCGCCGTTGATCCCGACATCATTCCGCTGTGGAGCAAGATCCGCATCCTAAACGGGAAGCGGGAGTGGGTGGCCGTAGATACTGGCACTGCCGTTAAAAGCAAAAAGGCGAGCGGCGGAAAGTTGCCGGTGGTGGACGTGTTTGCTGCGAGCGAAAAGCAGTTCAATGCAATGAGGTTGCCGAAGGTGGCGATGGTGGAGGTGATGAAGTGAATGAACGCACGCACCTCGATCTCTTCAGCGGTATCGGTGGGTTTGCCCTTGCAGCAAAGTGGAACGGATTTCGGACTGTCGGATTCTGCGACAACGAGCCTTACGCTCAAGCAGTGCTCAAAAAGCACTGGCCCGACGTGCCTTGTCACAAAGACATCCGAGAAGTACGAGGCGAGCTATACGCAGGAGTCACTCTTCTCACGGGAGGATTCCCCTGCCAGCCATTCAGTGTCGCTGGGAAGCAAGGAGGCAAGAACGATGACCGCTATCTCTGGCCAGAAATGCTTAGGGTTATACGCGAAGCAAGGCCAACTTGGATCATTGGTGAGAATGTTGCTGGGATCGTCAACATGGCACTCGACCAAGTGCATACTGACTTGGAAGCAGAAGATTACGAAGTCGAGTCGATTATTATTCCAGCTTGCGCCGTCGATGCCCCGCACAAAAGAGACAGGGTTTGGATTGTGGGCCACTCCAAACTCAATGGATTCACTACCCCCAAGACAGGCGGAGGATTGCTCAACCAATCAGAAGAACAGGGAAGGAAGATCGAGAAGCGGGAATCTTCGGGAACAAGTGGTTCACCCGCAGATGTGGCCGACACCTGCGGCGAGAGACAATTCTGGCATCAGCGGAAGCGGCAGGCAAGCGAGGAAGGGGTATCCAGCGGACACGCTTCCCAATGCTGTTCACAAATCTTTGGGGAAGATGTGGCCGACTCCAACGGTGGACAACTCAGCCAATGTAAACCCGAAGGACAATCGGTTCAGATGCTTGGTAAGGGCAGTCAACGAATCTGTAATGTGGCCGACACCGTCAGCCAACGAGGATGCGGCGGGAACTCCGAACGGGAATATGCAGAAGATGCTGGGCAATCATCCAGAGATTCGCGGGACAACTCAAGAGGAGTGGCAACGTGGCTCGCTGAACCCGACGTGGGTCGCGTGGCTCATGGGATACCCAACCGAGTGGCTAAATTGCGTGGACTCGGAAATGCCATCGTCCCGCAAGTCGCGGCGGAAATCATTAGATGCATCGTCGAGGTGAGCAAATGAGCTTAGCCGATCTCCTGTCCATGTTCTCCGGCCGCATCATCGGCACCTACACGCGGGAGCAGTACGCCAACTGTGTGCGAGAGGCCCGTGCCAATCGCATGCGCTGGGGAATGGGGCAGTGGTAGTTAAATAAAGGAGTAAATATGAAATACGAAATTACTTATGATCAACTAAAGGAAATGCTGGAACTGCAAAAAGAATGCTCTGATGCGTTAGATCAACTGTCGGACATAGGGATTGAGCTAGAAGGCATGAAGCTACGCATCCCGCAATACTATGCCTTGCTTAATCTTGTTTTCGACATTCTTGGAATGCCAATGGAGGGGTTCACAAGACTTCAAAAAGATAATCCCACCCTTAACAACGAAGAACTCTGCGATTTGCATATAAAACTACAGAATCAGAAACCTTATGATTTTTGCAGAGATAACCTTATTCAAGAATGCTTTAAGTTTCTGTCGAAAAACAAAATTGATAAATGCTTGGAGTTTATGATTGAAGCAGCACCCAATATGAAGGACGCGGCCTAATGTCCGTAAAACGCATCACCTGGCAAATCGAAATCCTTGAGCGGGCAAAGAAAAGCTTAGCCGACGGCCGGGTGGTCGTAACCCGCTGCCGCCTCGATTTAGCGCTGCACATTGCCAAGGAGATGCTGAAGCGGGCAAAGGTGTACCAGAAGCGAGACGCGGAGAAGAAAAAATGAGGGCGTTGTCGTGGCTTCTATACTGGTTAGGAGACTTGGTTAGCAGGACGCTTTGCCGCTGGGGCTTGGCTGGATCACTTTATCAGAAACTGATGCTCTGGTCGGTCGAGTGCGACAAGGACTTTAACGTTTGGAAAGAAATCAAACCCCGCAAAAGGAGAAAGCGCAAATGAAGGATCTAGGCAAAATTACTTTTGGCAAAGCACGGCCCGCACCTAAGCAGGTTTTAGTCGACGTAATCTATGACGCAAAGACGGCAAAGGCTTTGCACGCATTTGGGCTGAAGCAGTTAAAGAAAGATGAAGAGGCAGTGATTGAGTATGTGATCGTTAAGGCGCTAAAGGCGTTTGCAAAAAAATGATCGCACTGCCCCCAGCCACCGAGGCCGTTTACCACAACGGGGCGCCGGAAGGTGAACGCAACACGCAGCTGTTCCGTATGGCGTTGCAATTTCGTGATCAGGGATTGTCGCAGTTCGATGCGGAGACGGAGGCCGAGATCTGGGGCTTTAAGAATGGGCTAACGCAGAACGAATGCGTGGCAGCAGTAAAATCCGCTTACAGCAAGCCAGCTAGGGAGCCGTGGAGGCCGAAGGCGAAGTATGGCTATCAGAACGGGGCAATCGTGAGGGAGGATTTGCCAGTACCTCCTATGCCGATCAGCGTGGAAAGCGGGCCGGTAGATAAGTTTCTGACTACCTGCTTCGACGTAGGCGATCAGATCAACATTTGCCGATCGATTAAAGACGGCGATAGGGAAAGACCCGACGGCGCAGGCGAGACTCGAAGCCGAGAGGAATGGCTAGAGATGTTTAAGGGCGATGGGTTGGCAACGTGGCAGGGCGATGCGGTGGGCGTGTATGTGTCCATTAACGCGAACAACGGTAAGAACCGCAAAGCCGAATCGATCACCAAGTTTCGCCACTGCCTAATTGAGTTTGATGAAAGCACGCTGCAAGAGCAGTGGGCCATTATTAAGCGCAGCGGGTTGCCTACGTCGTCGATCATTAAGAGCGGGGCACGCAGTCTGCATGCGTGGGTGGACGTGAGAGCGGCCAATGCCAAGGAGTTTGCCGAGCGTGTAGATTTTATTTACAAGCACTTGGAGCACTCAAAGCCTGACAGCGCTAACAAGGACGCCGGCCGGTTGTCCCGGTTGCCAGGGGCGATGCGAACCGCAACCGGCCAGCAGCAGGAATTGGTCGAGTGTGGCGCACCGACGCTGACCTACATCGAATGGCAGGAGCGCACGATGTATGGGGATTTGCCCGAGCCGTACAAGTGGGAGGATCTGGTAAACTTTAAAGAGGATTGCGACCCGACGCAGCTGCTAGGCAAGCGGTGGATCTGCCAAGGCGGATCGGCGCTGTGGGTGGGTAGTAGCGGGCTGGGTAAGAGCGTGCTGTGCTTGCAGGCCGCAATCACCTGGGCATGCGGTCGTGATCTGTTTGGCATATCGCCGCACGGTAAGCCGCTGAAGTCGCTGATTGTGCAGGCCGAGAACGATGAGGGCGACGTGGCCGAGGCGCTGCAGGGTATTCTCAAGGCGTTAGATTTAACGCCAGAGGAGCTGCAGATGGTTAAAGAAAACATAGTCATCGTGCGTGATTGCACCTCTACTGGTGAACGGTTTGTGGATCGAATGCGCAGATTAGCAGAGAGACATAAACCGCATTTAGCCTGGGTGGATCCGTTGCTGGCGTTTATCGGTGGCGCTCTGTCCAGCCAAGAGAAGGCCGGCGGATTCCTTCGCAATTTGCTTAACCCTTTGGCGCTAGCTGGCGGGTTTGCGTGGATGTTAATGCACCACACGCCTAAGCCGACGCGTGACGGCAGCGGGTACCAGGGGCACGACAAGGCGTATAGCGGGTTTGGATCTAGCGAACTGACGAACTGGGCGCGGAGCGTATTAACCCTAGCGCCTTGCGGCCAGGATGAGGAAGGCACGTACACCTACAAGTTGGAGGTGACCAAGCGCGGAAAGCGGTCTGGATTGCGTCCTAACCGCACTGCGAGCGATTTCATAGCGTCTAACGTCCAGCCGTGCGTTCATCTAAAGCATTCGCAAGTAGGGCTGGCGTGGATCGAATCAAGCGCACCTGAAAAGACGGTGGGCCGTAAAGCCAGCGCGATCGATTGGGGCAAGCTACCCGAAGGGGCTAAATACAGCCAAGTGGTAGCTTATGTGCAGAAGGTGACCGGGCTACAGGAACGTCAGGCTAAGTCCCGCATTAAGCAGGCTAAGGACGACGGATTTATTGAGGAATCTAGCGACGGTTTATTCAGCAAAAAGGTGACAAATGAACCCTTTTAAAGTTAGTGCAGTAACCCTTATTGCACTAGTGCAGTATTGGGGAGCATGTAGGTGCAGTAATAATAGGCCTATAGGCCTAATTATTGCACTAATGCAGACGGCTAAAACATTACTGCACCAAGCGTGGGAAAACGGAGTAGTAGTTTAATATGATAGATCAGGAAGCAATCGAACGTATTCCAGCGGTAATCCCTCACCCTTCTATGATTATAGATAGTCTGCAGGATTTGGTATGGGAATCGTGTAGCGATCTTAAGATCACGGTCACGACGTCATCGGTTGCGACTATGACAAAAGTGATAGAGCATCTTTTCCAGCATTCGGCGGATCATCCTGCGATGGCTAACCGTACCGATACCCTAAGCCATGCCGTGCTGAACATATCGCTCAACCGATCGCCCGAATCGATGACGGCCGTGGCTAAGCGATTCAATCTAACTAAGCAGGCGGTCAGCAAGAAGGTGACTGAGATACACGATCGGTTGGGCATACGTGCACGATCACAGAAAAGCGAGAAGGCCCGTGAGTCTTACCGCAAGCGAGCATACCGCGTACACGCCAAGCGGCGGCGTGAGGCGCCTAAGTTTAATAACGCCGCACTAATGAAAGGCATGAACAAATGAAGCTAAAACCAATAATAGAAAAACTAAACAACACACGCGATAAGGCGTTGGAGCTGATCGGCAAGACCATCGGCTTAGCGTCTGATGCAGGTGTAATCATCCAGCAGGCAAGAGCAGATGGCCAAGACATTGTGGCTATCTGTGAGGAGGCAGGGATCACTGAGGAGGTGGGCAAGCGATATGAGAAAGTCGCTGCCGCACAGCACAAGCTAGCCAATGGCGACGCTGACCCCGGACTGATGCGCCAAACATATTTGCGTATCGGATTCCTGCCCGACCCCATCACTATGAGTGAGCCTAGTGAACCCAAGCACTTCCTGTTTCCAATCATGCAAGCACGGCAGTGGTTAGCATCGAGAGGCGTGAAATTTATTTCACAGGACAAGGGATTGCGTGCGCAATTTCTTGCCGAGGCCGAGCCAATCGTTAAGACCTACAACGA